TCTAATCCTGATGTTGTTCCATCAACCGTAATTAATTCTGCAAGTATTTCTGCAGCTGTCATGTCGCCAGTAGAGCCAGCCTCTATTCCATCAAGTTTTGCACCATCAATCGAGATGTCTCGGCCATCAATTGTTCCAGAAATAGATACATTACCATTAATAATAATATCAGAGAATGTGTCTATTACTACATTATATGTACTACCATCACCGGTTTCTAGCTGTAAAGTATTATTGGCATTATACCAATCAAAATCCTCGACACCAGCAACAGCTGTATTACTTGCAGCAGTAAGTCGGCCATCTTCATCAACTGTAAAGATTGGAATTTGTGATGAGCTACCATAAGTGCCGGCAGTAACAGCAGTATTTGCAAGTTCGGTAGTAAGAGTCATTACGCCAGTATTACTGAAGGCGTTACCTGTTACTTTACCATTGAGTGTTAAATCAAGTGTGGCTGGTGGAACATTTGTAAAATTATTATAATCTAAATAATAGGTTCCTTCCTGGCCATCTAATAAATCTGAATCTAAACCGGAGGTATTTCCATCAACTGTTTTAACTAATGTAAGTATTTCCGAGGCGGTTTGGTCGCCGGTCGCGCCTGATTCTATCCCATCAAGTTTAGAACCATCTGCAGCAACATCACGGCCGTCGACCGTACCGGTAACTGTGACATTACCTGTTACATCAATACCAGCACCAAAGTTGACATTTAAATCAAAGTCTGATATAATAGTATTAAAGGTACTTCCGTCACCTGTTTCAATAGCAAAAGTATTATTTGCAGAATACCAATCAGTTGAATCTACACCAGCAACAGCAGTATTGCTAGCAGCTGTAAGTCTACCATCTTCATCAACTGTAAATACAGGTATTTGAGAACTTGAACCATAGGTACCAGGAGTAACAGCGGTATTTGCAAGTTCTGTTACAACTGTCATTACTCCAGTATTAGAGAATGCTGTTCCGGTAACTTTACCAGTTAGAGAAAAATCTAGGCTTGCAGCTGGTACATTTGTAAAATTATTGTAATCTAAATAATATGTTCCTTCCTGGCCATCAAGTGTATCAGCATCTATTCCATTTCCAGAGCCTTCATCACCAGTAGTAAGGATACGCCCAACAACACCACCAGAAGCAATTTCCCAATAATCGTTTGTTTCGTTCCATTGTATTATTACATTACTCTCATCGCCACGCTCAACCTCAAGTCCAGCATCCTGTGTTGGAGCACCAACATGGTTCGCGTTAAGAGTAATAATGTTATCTGATAACTGAATTGTTTCAGTATTAACATATGTTGTATTACCAGAAACTGTTAGGTCCCCAGTAATAACTAGACTGGCATCGAATGTATCATCAACGTCAGATCTTAAATATTGTGACCCTTCAAATCCATCAAGTAAATCTGCATCAAGTCCACTGTTCGCACCATCAACAGTTTTAATTAATTCTAGAAGGTCAAGTGGGTCTGCACTAAACTCGACAATAGATTCTGTTCTGGGTAAAGCAGTTACAGTAATTGTACCCACCATGCCGGCATGGTTAGCACATTGGTAATAATATGTGCCAGGAGTACTCGGTGTCCACTGAACAGTAGAAGTTCCTTGGCCTGAAGCCCCAGCGACCTGGTCACCAGTTCCAGTACCTTGAGCAGTTTTTATGTATAAAGGGTGTCCAGCTGAACCAGCATTATTGATGGTAATTGTATCACCAGTATATAATGCAATATCAATATCATTGCCACTAATTGAGCCTGACCTATCATCGCCTGAAATAGCCCAATCGCCAGCAGTATTTGCATCTGCGACATCGGCAGCAATCGTAAAGCTTAAATTTGGTGTGACTGAAGGTTCATCTTGTTTAATAAAGATTTTACCGTCATTTGTATTAATCGCTAATTCGCCCAGCTCTAATTGAGCTGTAGTCGGGACGCGTCCAGATACGGCACTTCGTCTTAGCTTAATCAATGTCGACATATGTATGTCCTTTCCTCACGCCTATGTAGGCCAGTTAAAAAGTTCCTCCATCGAGGGTTGTCACGGTAACATCGCCACCTGTGACTGTAAAGTTATTTATGTTAAACGAGGCAACTCCAATATTGGAATCTGTCGCCAATTCACCAGCAATTAATATTTGATTATTACTGACCGTTGTGTTTATACCTTCACCAGCAGCAAAGGCAATAGTTTCGCCCAGAGCAACTACATCTGTGTTGCCGGACTCAGCTGATATAGAGATACCACCTGTTGTTATATTACCTATCTGTGTTGCTAAAAATTGTTTGTTTACTGCGTCCTGATTATTAACAGGGTCGCCAACATTTTGAATTCTAGATTGACTTACATCTACCTGATTGCTTCCAAAGGCTGCATTAAGTACAATATCACCAATCTGTGTTGCAAGTGTAGAGTCACTGATGAGGAAATTATTGTTAATATTAATATCATCATCAATTTGTATATCTGTAATTTTTGAAACATTTGCTGTAGCAGGGTCAATAAGATATGAGCTGTTATTTTGGTCTACAAATCTACGACCTATAATATCTCCTGGTACTAACCAAGAACCATTTGACTTATCATAAGAAGCACCAAAGTTAAAGTTCGGTGCAAGGAAACCAATAGTATCACCAACTGCATATAGTGACATTGTTTGACCAGGCGCGTTTTCAATTTGTAATCTACCTGCACCTTGGCCATAACCTACAACAAGACCGTCAATATGTGATACATCATCTGGTTCAATATACATATCTGTATTTGCAGAATCACCAAATCTTGGAGCGTTTATAGCTCCTGTGGCTGTATCTCCAATTGTATTAATGTATCTCGGATCTAAATTTGTAAAATCAAATGTTGTGGCAATTGCTACATTTGAGTTATGTACAACAGTTCCTGTACCAGTAACACCGCCAGTTAAGGCAATGGTAAAGTCGTCTGTTCTGAAATTAATTTTGTCATTAGGGTCATCATGAGTAACAGAAATACCTAGTTCGGTATTGTTTCTTATCATCTCACCAACGAGATCGTGAGTTGTTTCTGTAAAGTCAGGAATCGCGTTAGCTTGTAATTCTACTGGAATTTCTGTCGCAAATGTAATACGACCTTGAGCATCAACTCGGATACGAGGAGTAAATCCATCAGTACCATATAAGTCAGCCGATACACCAGTATCATCTAGCCCAATTTCAAATACGTTATTAGCAATTGCTGTATTCGCACCAAGTTCCAAACCTGTTCCAATATGGAAAGTTGGAGTTGAAAGAATATCAATAACAGCACTATTTGAACCATCTTGTATATCTAGGTTTGAACTGAAATTATCATTAATAAAACCTAAATTAACTGCGTCAGAGGGGTTGACAGGAGCACCTAAACCTGTTATAATAGTGTTACCAACACTTAATAAACCACCAATATCAAATGTAAGGTCTGTATTGGCAGCTGTTGAAATTACACCATTATTTGAGATAAAGAATCTTTGTACACCAGCAGTGTAAAATTCTAATTCGTCATTATCAGCACCAGGACTTGATTCAGCAACAATTTTTGTATCTTGGTCAATATCAACTACAGAACCAGCAAGTCCAGCCCATTGTGTTCCATCATAACCTTCAAATCTTACATCGGTAGTATTATAACGAATCATACCGGTTTCAGCAGTAGGTCTGTCTGTCGTTCCACCTATTGGAAGTTTTATTGCACCAGTTGTATCAAAAGTTACTACACCAGAATCTGATTTAATAGTTGGAACATAAATTCTGCCCCATTGTTTGCCAATCATACCTAAATCATAGGTAACATCTACATCTGGTATTAAATCGGAAGTGAAATCAGCGACAACATTTACTGTATCAACATCAGCATCACCAATTCGTATATTACCACCAATATTAATATTACCAGTAATGTCTGTATCGCCATCAATAGATAATGTAGAGCCATCAAATCGTAAAGCATTACTGTCTATTAACTCACCACCAGTCCCTACAAATACTACTCTATTCTGAGTAAGGTCTTCAATTTTTGCACTAGCAAGAGTAGCTGCAACCGATACATCTAAATTACCAGTTATATTCTGGTCACCAGTAAGATTAAGTGTTGTACCATTAAAGGTAAAGTTGGCATCATCTTCAACTTCGCCACTAGGACCAGCAATCAGTACTCTATTATTTGTAAGGTCTGTTACATTGAGACTATCTACTTCGAGAGCACCAGTAAAGTCAATATCACCGGTTATTGTTGTGTCACCAACTACATTCAGTGTGCCCTGAATATCGGTATTACCAGCGATGTTAGTATCACCGGTCTGCCAATCAATTATAAATTTATTAAGGCCAGCACCATACTGGAAATCGCCATCAGTATCAAGTCTGTATCGTTCAGTCCCACCAGTAAAGAATTTTAGTTGGTCATTATCCGCGCCTGGAGTATTTTCTGCTAGAATCTTTGTATCTTGGTCGACGTCAATTACACCACCAAGACCCTTCCAAGCATTTCCATCATATCCTTCAAATTGCGTATCACTCGTATTAAAACGAATCATGCCTCTCTGAGCAGTAGGTCTTTCAGCAGATGTACCATCAGGCAAAATAAATCCGCCGGAAGTGTTGACATCCACCACATTTGATGTTATAATAAGACTATCGTCTTTACCAATAATATCTGTGAATGTTTGGGTATAATCTAGATCAAATTGTGTACCATCGATAAGAGTAATACCTCTACCATCAATTCCTTGTCCTTGGAATTGTTTAAATATTACAGCATCAGTATCTACATCATAAGTTTCAGCATCAGCAACTGTAGCGACCCAACCAGTTTGGCCGTGTATTGTACCGTCAGTGACAAATACAAATGAACCCGCAATCTCTTCTAGAGTAAGTCCATACTCTGAGGTTTCATCATCAAATAGAGATCTTTGGAATACCCAGTTATCGGAAAGAGCTCCGACTTGGATTAGTTCATAACGACCATTTTCTTCTTGGTTCGTCTGGTCTTTAACTAAGAGTCCATCGCCTAACTCCCAGTCTAAAACACCGTCAACATCAATAGTTGCTGCTGGTGAAAGTGTTAAAGTACTTGCAAAGGTTGTATTACCACTGGCAAATACACTCCCATAAGCACTTAAATCTTGTGTTGTTGCTGCTAAAACTCTTTGTCTTTCGGAATATTTTCTTCCGATTTTATCAACATATCGTTTGTTTGCTATATCGTCTGGGTCAATCGGGTCACCGACTGCACCTAGTTCTTGTTCCAAATAAATTTTGGTTACAGCATCTTGTTCGTTAATTGGATTTGCAAGGCCTGAAATCCTATGGTCTGTAAGATTAAGAGTATCTCCAACCTCACCAGGTACGATTCTGATATCGTCAGTACCTAAAATACCATCTTGTGTTAATGTAAGCTCACCAACTCCAACAGTAGTCAGCCCTACAATTTGACCTGTAGACTCACCAATTGTAAGAGATGTATTTCCTAGAGTAAAATCATTCGCTTGAATGACTGTACCATTAGCTGAAAAGTTTAAAGAAGTTAAACTTGTATTGTAAAAACTGGTTATATGACCGAATTGGTCAATATCGACATTTCTTGTAAAAGCAAGAACATCATTATTTGAACTTATTTCTACCGTGGTATTTGCGTGTGAAACGACTACATTAGAAAGCTCGGTATCAAGCTCTGGAGTGATAATAATACCAGGACCAGCATCTATGTCCTGCACATACGCGCCAATAGTGTCAATACCAAGAACAACCGAATTTGGAACAATCGTCGGTTTACGTTCTGCTGGTGCAACTATTGGAGTTGTAGTATGTTGTTTCGGTACCGCCCTAATACTCTGTGAGGCGTTTACCTTAACCTTAATGGACACTCTATGAGACCTCCGTGATAGTGTCAACTACAATCGCTAAGCCTGAAACTATTTTAGATAATTCTCCTGTTGTCTTTTCCATTACTACATCGTATTGATATTTACCCGGTTTGAGTGTATCAGTTTGTTGGTCTGTAAGAACTAATGTAACATCGTTGTTTGCGGTTTCGATTGTAAAGTTAACTAAGTTATTAGCGGTTGAATATAATTTCTTAATACCGCTGTAGAAACTATAGGTAGATATCACCAACTCTTGGTCGTCTTCATCAAACAAGTCTAAGCTCGTTCTGAAGTCCATACCTTTGTCTATGTAAATATTTGCTCTTGATGCCATGGCGATGAAACCCTTTTCTTTCTATTATTGTTCTATTTATTAATTTTGCCCTATAAAACACAAAGGGCATTTACATGCCCCTCATATCTTATTGCGATTTAGAGCAATTTTCTCTCATAATATACAATCCAAATTATTTATTTTTTTAATTCTTCAATTTCTGTTTTAAGTTCTTTGATTGCCTCAATTAATGTACCGATTATATTACCATATTGAACCTGTTTTATACCTTCGTCATTTTCCATAACAACTTCAGGTAGTACTTTTTCAATTTCTTGTGCAATTACACCAGTACCAGGTTGGCTATTTTCGACCCAGTTAAAATTAACACCTCTCATGTTATTAACTTTATCAAGTGCGTTTTCAATGGTTGCCACATTTGTTTTAAGTGACTCATCAGATGTTGAATTAAAGTTGGTTGCATCACAATCACCAGTAAAGCTTATACCACCTGTGCCAGTTATAAACCTACTATTAAGATCTAAGTTACCACCTAACTGAGGAGTAGTATCTTCAACAACATTAGCAAGACCACCACCACCGCCGGAAGCAGTAGAATTAATAGTAACACTATCAGTTGTGGCGTCAGTAGTAATTGTAACGTTTGTTCCAGCTACAAATGTTAATGTATCAGCCGTATTATCGGCAGCAATAGTCGTTTGACCAGATACAGCAATCTTGTCGAATACACTCTGTGAACCACCACCGCCTGATGGCCATGATGTAATAGTTGAACCATTAAGTGTAGCTGAACCACCAATTGTAATATTCTCTAAATTTAATTCATCAATATTATTGGTATAGTAGAAGTTCTCTTGACCACCTGGGTTTGGAGAAGTTGTAGCATATAATGGTCTAGCTGTTGAGCTATCTTGTACAAATGTAATAAACATTGGACTGGAATCCAATGAAGAACCATGAATTGTATTTGTTGATATTTGAGTAGCATTTCCGGATCCAGCAGGACCTTGAGTTCCTTGAACACCTTGGAGACCTGTGTCACCAACCGTACCTGGACTACCAGAAGTTCCTTGATAACCGATAAGTCCTTGGATACCATCTCCACCACCTGGGCCTGTTGGACCATCACTACCTTGAATACCTTGAGGTCCGGAACCACCAACACCAGGCGTACCTTGAGGTCCTTGAATACCCTGTGGTCCAGTTCCGTCTAATCCTTGCTCACCCTGCGGTCCAGCAGGACCCTGAGTTCCTAATGTACCTGAAGGGCCACCAGGACCTTGGAAACCTAATCCACCCTGAGCACCTGCAGCACCCTGGATACCATCTCCACCACCAGCACCAGCAATACCTTGGAAACCTTGAACACCCAAGTCACCTTGGATACCTTGGAAACCTTGAGTACCTGGTCCGGCACCACCTTGAACACCTTGAATACCTTGAGGTCCGAAAGCACCCTGAGCACCTTCACCACCAATACCTAGGCCACCCTGGAATCCTTGGAAACCTTGTAGACCTTGAATACCCTGTGTACCACCACCGGCAGAACCATCAGTACCCTGAATACCTTGAGGACCTTCTGGTCCTTGAATACCATCAGAACCTTCGCCGTCAGCACCCTGTATACCCTGATTACCTCTAAAGCCTTGTAGACCTTGAGAACCAGCACCACCAGCACCATCATTACCTTGTAAACCTTGGACACCCTGTGGTCCGAAAGAACCTTGAATACCTTGAGAACCAGCACCTCCTGGTTGACCAGGAAGACCATCGGCACCCTGCAAACCTTGAGGACCTTCGCCACCATCAGCACCCTGAATACCTTGTGTACCTTGGAATCCATCAGAACCTACACCACCGATTCCTTGTGTTCCTTGACCACCCTGTAAACCTTGTAAACCTTGAGTACCTACACCATCAGAACCTTGCAAGCCTCCAGCACCCTGAGAACCATCAGCACCTTGTAGACCCTGTGTTCCTTGAAGTCCTAAACCACCAGTTTCCCCTTGGATACCTTGTAAACCTTGAGCACCAGTTGCACCAGTTGTTCCTTGAGCACCAGTACCATCAGTACCTTGTAAACCTTGGATACCATCAAAGCCTTGTAAACCTTGAATACCCTGAGCACCAGCGGCACCATCAGCACCAACATCACCAGTTCTGGCAAATGTAATTGTAATATCTTCATCTGCAGCAAATGTTCCGTTACCACTTACAAAGGCACAAGTAATATTGAAATAACCTGTTAATTCTGCAAGAGCAGAAATTGTAAAGATTTGGAAAACCTCTGGCTGAGATTTTTTGGTAATTTTAAAATGACCTTTAATAGGAGTAGTTGAATCGTCAACTGTTCTTAAAAATGGTTCGATAAGAACAAAGTTATCATCTCTGTCGTCAATATATAATGCGGTAGCACTTGAATATGTTGAATTATTAAGTTTTAAGTAACCAGGTGATGGGTCATTGTTAACTGTATCTGTCTTCCAGGTATAGTCAAATGTTATACCACCAAATGAACCTTCAGCACCTTGGATACCGAAATTACCTTGTAGACCTTGAACACCCTGTGTACCAGCACCAGTCCTACCTTGAACACCTTGTAGACCTTGAGTTCCCTGAGCACCTTGAATACCAGAAGGTCCTCTTGGAATAAATGTAATTAATGTTTCTGGTCCGTGTGGTGTACCAACATCGGCATCCCAATCATCTGATGTACCGTCAACAAAGTTGACATCAAAATAACCATAAGTTTGTGAAGCACCGTTCCAAGTGAAATTCGTAATTTCATAAACCAACCAGTGATGTCCAGCTGGGCCGGCACCACCGTCATAATTACCTTCTTGTATTTTTAGATAACCTTTTACTGCTCCAGGTTGACTGTCAATAAAGTCAAGGAAATCATCAATCTCTTGGTTGTATTGGTCAAAAGGAACATCATCGAGAGTAATTAATGTTGCGAGTTGTGGATTTGAATTATTAAATTTAAAATTATTTGTGCCTGGGTCAGTACCACCAATTGTGTTATCATCAAAGTTCCATATCCAAGTTAAACCACCATATTGGCCGACATGACCTTGGATACCTTGAATACCTACATCACCTTGAATACCAGTTATTCCTTGAATACCCTGAGAACCGGTTGCACCTGAACTTCCTTGTAGACCTTGAACACCTTGGATACCAGTTGTTCCTTGAACACCCTGAGTACCTTGTATAGATTCACCCTGAATACCCTGGTTTCCCTGCATGCCTTGCACACCTTGAACACCAGTTCCGCCTTGAAGTCCTTGTGTTCCTTGGATACCAAAATCACCTTGGACCCCTTGTACACCTTGAACGCCCTGAATACCTTGGTCGCCATTTCTAACAAAAGAAATACGAACATCAAGAGCATCAGTCATTGATGAACTACCATTAATTTGTACTACATCAGCTACCCAATGGTCAGATCTATTATCAACACCGTCAATTCTAAATGTTGCTTGGTTATATAAATTACTAGCATCTATAAGTTTAAAGTACCCTTTAATGCCACCAACGACATTATCAAGCTCACCCATAATGCCATCCATAACATTAATATTACCATCATCTCTATCGGCAATGTATAATTCGGTTGCACCAGCAAAGGAAGTATTATCAAAGTTTAAATTACCAGCACTTGGAGCTGTATTTGCTGTAGTGGTATTATAGGTATAATCATATGTAAGCCCACCAAAGTCTCCGCGGAAACCTTGAAGCCCTTGCATACCCTGAACACCTTGTGGTCCTCTTCCGCCTTGTAAGCCTTGTAAACCTTGAACACCCTGAGTTCCAGTTTCACCTTGGATACCTGTTGTTCCTTGCGGCCCTTGTGGTCCCTGAAGTCCTTGTAAACCTTGTGGTCCTTGAACACCTTGGATACCAGTTGTGCCTTGAACACCCTGAATACCTTTATCACCAGATAAACTAAATGCAACCAATACTGGTAATGTTGTAGTTACGCCTGGGCTAGGAGTATTTTCTAAAATAAAGTCGCCACGTTGGCCAGTACCTGATACAAATGTTAAATCAAATTCCCAATAACCTGTTTGGTCAACAGCATCTTGGATTGAGAAAATCATGTAATGGTCTGGGCCACCACGTAGAGTGATTTTCATAAATCCTCTGTTGGCACCAGTCGACTGAGAAATAAGTGTGTATAAACCTTCTAAGTTTACACTGTAAAATGCTTCATCATCAATCCACATTTTAGTAACAGTTGAATAATCATCTGTAGGACTATTCGAGCTGTTAAGAATTAAATTACCTACACCAGGATCTGATTCAGCAATAGCCTCGTCAATTCTAAACTCTACAACATGACCAGCATCATCACCGTTATAACCTTGTAAACCTTGAATACCGTCTGTACCTTGAACACCCTGGAATGCTTGAGGTCCTTGAATACCTTGTAAGCCTTGGATACCTTGTATACCTAAATCACCCTGTACGCCTTGAACACCTTGTGGTCCTCTTCGGCCTTGTAAACCTTGTATACCTAAATCACCCTGTACACCTTGAGTACCTTGTGGGCCAGCTTCTCCTTGGAAACCTCTAAAACCTCTTTCGCCCTGGATACCTTCGTTACCAATTGTTCCTTGAACACCTTGAGTACCTTGTATACCAGTAAAACCTTGAACACCTCTAAATGAACCAATATTTACCCAAGTCGCACCATCATAAATCCATAACTCATCATCTGTATTATCAATAACACCATCGCCCACAACTGCTGCAGGAAAGGCATTATTAAGAGTAAGTTGTTCGTCATTTGGTGGATCGACATTGACATCTGGCACAGCACCAATAATTGTAAAACCAGGTCCATAATCACCTTGGAGACCTTGTGTTCCCTGGGAACCAGTTGTACCTTGGAGACCTTGTGGGCCTGTTCCAGTTGTGAGCCAGTTTGTACCGTCGGAATATCTTAATTCTCCGTTATCGGCATAAACCAAAGCACCTTCAAACGGAGCTGGGTCCAACTGAATAGGAAACGTCTGCGGAATACCGTGACCGATAACAAGGTTCTTACCTGAAAGGGTTCCAAATCTACTTGACATTTAAAGTTTCTCCTGGGTTCATAGTCATCATTAATATATCTTATTTATGTTTTTTAGACAACATCATCTTCTTCGGACTGACCGAGGGTAAATGATAATGTACTGTGTACTGCTAAATCTGCTGAAGCTTTTGCCTCAAGTATATCCCCACTTTTTAGGAATTGACCATTCAGTGGAATTGGAATTGTATCATATGAAGGTACTGGCATATTTCTGATAATATAATAATTTAAGTTATCATCATATCTATATATTTGTACATCTACGTTTACAGTATTTGCCGACGTATTACAAAGAACCAAAGGAGAGATAACCTCACCTACACCAGGCTCTACTGTTGTACTACCACCAAATACCAATTCAGGAACTTCATAATTTGGTACATTAATAATTTCCTGCCAGTTCGTTGATAGAACTAGATTTACTGCAACCGGTTTAGCGTCCGGCGCTTGGGAGGTTGTAATTGTTACTATTGACATTTTCTTTTATCCTATTTTTAAATATTAGCTCTACTATTTGAGGCTCTTCTTGCAAGTTTTCTTACAGATGATGTAAATGGTCGTCCTTCAATTCTTCCTGTTCGACCATTAATTTTCAATCCTCTTGCAAAATATTGGTTATTCAATTCGTCAGCACCCGACCATCTAATTCTACCACCATCCTCATTTAGGACAGAAGCGATAGCCGATATTGCAGAACCTAAGTTTCTAAAGTTCAGAGGTAATGCATTTCTGTTAACACCTGCCGAAGCACCATTAAACTGGTGAGCAATTGACTCAACCAATGAACCGAATACCAGAGTACTAGGTCTTAATACATTGCCTTTAATACAATCATTAAATAAACCTTCAATCATCAAGCTATGTTCTGAGTTTGGAGAGTAATTATTAACAAGATTTGTTTTAATTCTATCCCAAGCCCCAGTAAATGCATCCAATAGGTCAGTATTATTTGGTCCATCTAATTGCCAAGCACTACCATCCCAGTAGTATATAGTTCCAGTGTAATGACTTACTGTCATATCATCAGCAACAATATAAGCATGATTTGGTTTCATACCAGTTATACTTGCAAGGCCACCATTTGAAACAGGTCCTTGTATACTTCCCTGGTATTTCAATTCAGCTCTTTGTGCATTAAATACCGGGAATACATGTCGTCCATCAAAGTTAAAGAATGAAGTAGTATATGTCATTGTAGCATTTGAGTTACCATTTGTTTGATAACTTGGTGCCGGAACATTTACATTTTCATATTTAAAGTCATTTTGGACAGCTGTTAGAAGGTTTCTTGCATCTCTTCTGGTTAAAGCGTCATCTATATATTTATAAGTTGCACCAACATATCTCACAGTATCTTTACTTAATGCAATTCTATTTTGACCAATGATATCTGAAGCATCCTTAAATTTAGGATCTGTGTATGTTGGTTCTGTTTTAACCTGTAAATATTTCGTGTCGTCATACAGTTGTGTTTTATAGAACATATCTGCAAGACCTTGAACCTTAGTAGCCTCAACTTCTGAAGCAATTCCACCAAGGACCTTCTGACCTGGATATTCACCGATTACTATATCTTTAACAATTCTACCTAAATGGCGGTATGATTTAGCAGTTGGTATTCTCTGATCTTCAGGCAATCTGTAAACTGAATTCCAGAAGTAGAAATCTGCGTTCCATCTTGAAGCAGTGTTACCACCAAAGTTCATATCGAAACTAAATGCATCAATTAAGTATTCAGTATCTCGTCTACATTTTACTCTGTCATAATCAAGAACAGTAAAGCTAGAGTTAATAAAGTCTGTTATATCAGTAGCAAGTTCTTCTGAATTATCCATAATCTTAGTTTTAGCACTAACAAGTGGAGCAGGGACCCAAGTAGTTGTTGGAGCCTCAATTGCAGGTAACTCATCAGTATCATTAGCTCTAATGACATTTTCAACGTAACCCATTAATTCATCAACTCTTGCACCTTCAGTAGCAGTTGCAGCAGTACCATTTGTATCTTGTGGGAATATTGAATATGTAGTATTTGCAGAATCAATTTCTTGAACCACATTACTCATCACGGTACCTAGGTAGTCGTAAATTGTTGCAGTTTGAGCTCTTGTGTCAATCGGTAGAACAGATATTCCATTTTCAAAATAAATGCCTGCAGATTGTCTTGTAGCAAAGTTTGTTCCATATTGAACATCGTGTGAAACAGCATCAATAAGATAACCGATATCACGTCTACACTTGGCATCTCTAAATGATAATCCATTATGTACATTTGAAAGGTAACTAATTATCTTTTCAGATATATGTACTTTACCTTTTTCGATTATTTCTTTAGCAACCACATAGTTTTGACCTTGCCATGTTTGGTCAACATCAATCATTTCTGGAATTGTTGTACCGACCTCAATATTATCATCAACAGCATTAGCAACAATCTCAGCAAGTTTTCTTGCAGCAATTGAGGTTCTAGGATTTGCACCATGTACTTGCATATCCTGGGCTTCAGTTGATTGATAAGAATGTAATCCATTCCAATATTCGTATTTCGTTACTATATCACCTGTGTAATATTTTCCAGTTCTTGGGAACATTGTAGTTGTGATTGATTTACCACCTACAACATGTTCGACCAATTTTGCCATGTGGAGGAATGCATCTCTTGAACCCATTCTCTGTTCAATTTGTAAACCAGTATTTACAGCATTTTCAAAATACATACCAGCTGTTTGTACTGTTGCAGCATTACCACCATATTGGATATCGTGTGATATGGCATCAACAATGTAGCCAGTATCTCTTCTGCACTTCTCTTCACTATATGGTAATACCTCAAAGTATTTAGCAAGGTGAGATAATACACCATTTTGAGCTGTAGATTTAGTATTTTCAATTTCACCGAATGAAGCTTGATTTTCTGCAGAATATGTAGTAAGAGTTGGCATAGCAACTGGAGGACTTAATAACATTGTTCCAGCTTCAATTGCATCAGCAACAATATTAAATAATCCTCGAACCTCATTACCTACAGGAGCACCAGCAGAGGCAGCACTAAAGTCCTGGGATGCAGCATTACCAGATGATTTTAATCCAGCAATATCTGTATCTTGAACAATAAGGTTTGCACAATTACCTAAGTGTAAATATGCAGCTACTGTCGGTTCAACTTGATCCGCAGGTAAACCAACCAATATTGCATTTTCAAAATACAATTTAGCAAAGTTTATGGTTGCAAAGTTACCTTGATGCTGAGTATCAAATGATATTGCATCAATCATATAACCTGTATCTCTTTCACATTTTGCTACATCGTAGGAATGTGAAGGTCTGTTTGCAGCAAGCCAAGCTGTTATTTCAGCCTGTAAGAATGCCTTGTTGTTTTGTAATTGAGATCTACCACTAATCCTAGTATTATTTGAGGCAGTTCCAGTGTAATTAATTACATCAGCAGCCCCTCTACCATTAGTCATAATATCTATGATTTCATCAAAACTTTGTTCAACTTTTAATTTTGCACTACCGTCAGTTACAGCTTCAATACAAAGTTTCTTAGCATAATTAATACCAGAAACTGTTTCTGTTAATTGTTCAGTTAATACTCTAGTTGTATTAGTTGTTCCAATATTATAAGCAAGTCCTGCGTATATGGAATTATAATTAGAACCTGTTAGCACATCAGTTTTAACTGCGTCAAGGATAAATCCTAGGTCAGCCTTACATTTGTCGCCATCAAAGACATAATATCTGTCCTTAATATAACCTTGAACTTCTTCAATAATAAAGTCTCTGTTTCTTTGTAGCTGTTTTCTAGCAAGAGTTCTATTTGGATCGTATGAAGCCTTAACCAATGTTGGTAATTGAGCAGTTTCTATATTAGTATCATCAACCAGGTTGGCAATAAGATCTAATAAATCATGAACTGTTGTACCTGTTGTAGCATCAGCAGCTGTTCCATCAACATTTTGATATGGTCCTTCACTAATTGATTGAGCGTCAGCTGAAACAAAAGTATGTGGATATTGACCAGAACCACCGCCACCAACATTCATTGTAATAACAGTAGATGTTGTTTCAGTAATTGTAACTGGTTTGTTATAGAACGGATGATGTGCTTGAGGTGAAGTATGGTTAGCAGCACCGCCACCCATATCACAGCTAAATGTAAATCCTTCAGGTTTCAACCAAACACTGTCACCTTTTACAAGGTCGTGAGTACCGATTGTTGCAGTGAACACACCAGTTGCCGGATCATAAGTAGCATTCGTTGGAGTGAATTTATTGAAACTAGTTGAATGATTAACTTCTTTAACAACCTTTTCAGCGACATCAGCTAAATGAGCAAATGCATCTCTTGTTGGGCCACGTTGGTCATAAGGAAGAACATTAATTGCTTCTCTTAAACCAGAAACATTGGCGTTATCGTCGTAATTAGATAGTGTTTTGAACTGTCCTTTTACCTCAAGTGGCAATACGTTGATTGAACGCTGTTGTTCATAATCAGCTGATTGAGAATTGAATCTTCTGAAGTAGTAATCAAACACTTCTAATGTATTCTCATTACCACCGTATTCAATATCACGAGATACTGCATCAACCATAAGACCAACATCACGTTTACATGTCTCAACAGCATAAGGTAATCCATTATACTCATCTTTAAGGAAGTCAATGACACCTGATTGTAAACCTTCAGTTATACCATCGATGGTAGTAACAGCACCAGCCATTGCAGCTTCAACATTACCTTCATTAATTGCAGGAAGTGATTGTAAGTTATCATCTCTAATAATTTGAGTAGTAACATTAATACCTGCCCTTGCAGCCTCACCAACTTCAACACCAGCATCTGTTAATGATACATCTTGTGATGCAGCATTTCCTGTTGTAGGAGTAACAGCTATATCTCTTACGATATCATACGCAACATTTGCAATATGTTCCCAAGTCTTAGCTGTTGGAAGTTTTTGGTCCTCTGGCAATGTAGAAATTGCATTCTCAAAGTATAGTCTTGCAAAGTTAATTGCAGCAGTATTTGAACCGAATCTTAAATCCCAAACAATTGCATCTATAAGATAACCTGTATCTCTTTCACAACTTGCAACATTATATGTTAATGTTGGGAATGTGTCAGCGATGTAAGCTGTAACCTCAGCAACAATAAATGCCCTATTATTAATTAAAGCATTTGAGCCTATAGTGTGATTAACACTTACACTTGCATCTGTTCCGTAAACAAGAGCATCAGCATTTGCAGTACCATTTGACATAATGTCAACGATTTCATCAAACGCAGCATTTGCACGAGTTAATGCAGTTCCTGTAACACTTGCCTCAGCAGCAACACGACCTTTAAGGTAGTTAATTGCGCCTACAGTTTCTGTTAATTGATTTGTAATAACCTCATTTGAACCTTTAGTTCCAATGCGATATCCTAGACCCATAAAGACTGAATTATAATTAGAACCAGTTGCAACATCTCTGCGTACTGCATCTAATATAAAGCCTGTGTCTCTGCTACACTTTTCGCCATTAAATACAAAGTATTGGCTGTCTAAGTAAGATGTAACTTCCTCTTGTAGGAATGTTTTGTTTTTCTGTAATTGTTCTCTAGCATATTGGCCTTGAGAATTATAAGTGACTTTAGATACAGCATCCTTTTCAACACTTACAAATGTGTGGAGACCACCAGTTGAAGCACCTAGGTTAACTGTTACATCATTACCATTTACAGCAGTAATTGCCATAGGTGTTCTGTAATTTACGTCACCTTTTCTTGGATATGAATGTTCTGTTGCGTCACCATCTTGTGCACAAGTAAATGTGAATGAATATGGAGCGAACTCAATATAATCATCTGTTGTTAAACCATGTCCTGCAGGTAAAGTAATGACACTGTCGCCAGTTGCCGGTACAAATGTAGCAGTTGTTGGAGTAAAGTAACTTACATATGAAGCCGGATCCGTAAAGACAAGAGCATCAGAATCAATTGCACCAACACTTGCACTTACAAATGTGTGAGCTCCACCAGGTCCAGTACCAACGTTCATTGTAATTGTATCAGCAGTAACACTACTAATCATTACCGGTACTCTATAGAATGGGTGATGAGCTTCAGGTACAGCATGTTCTGTAGCATTACCATCAAGAGCACAAGTGAATACAATAGATTCAGGTTTAATTTCTACATAATCACCAGCCACAAGATTATGGCCATTACCAATCGTTGCAACAAAGACACCAGTTGCAGGGTCATAAGTAGCAGTTGTTGGTGTGTATGCAGATGTATATTTAGCTGGTTTAATATTGTCAGCTGTTGAACTTACATATGTATGAACTGATGTGTCAGTTGAAGGTCCTACATTAACAGAAATCGTTGTTGCTGTTTTTGAAGCAATCGTAACTGGTTTCTTGTAAGCAGGGTGTTGTCTTTCACCTTCAATACTGTTAGGTAGTGCAGATACAAATGTGTGTACTCCGCCACCATTTACAACAGAACCAACATTCATTGTGATTGTATTACTGGTAATGCCTGTTATAGCAACCTTCTTTTTATAGAATGGGTGATGTGGTTCAGGCGCTAGATGTTCAGTAGCATTGTCGTCCATTTCACAAGTAAATGCAAATGAGTATGGAGCAATTTCTACTAAATCACCAATTTGTAATTTATGAGTTCCGATTGTTGCTGTAAATACACCAGTAGATGGTACATAAGTCGCGTCTGTCGGAGAGAAAGTACTTATTGTTGTGGTTGGGTATGTATGTTCTGTTGCGTCACCATCGGTCGCACAAGTAAATGTTAAACTATCAGCTGCAATTAATATCTGGTCTCCAATTTGGAAATCATGCGTGCCAATTGTTAATTCTGTCATACCACCAGCTGGGTCATAAGTAGCATTTGTTGTTGAGTATAACTTATTTCTGTCATTCATGATTGTAAGTATTTCATCGAATGATTCATTACTTCTGAATCCAGAAGCATTATCGTCAATACTTACCATGTGAGTTAGAGCATCATCTAAGGCAGATACAAATGTATGAGCATTAGTTCCACCGGTTCCAACAAACATTGAAACTGAAGTTCTTGTTACTGATTCAATAGGACATGGGTGGTTATAATATGGATGTCCAACAGCTGGAACAGAGTCATTCTGTGGACCACTTCCTGTATCACAACTAAATGTAACACCACCAGCAGTGAATTTTAACATATCGCCTGGTTGAAGTGTATGTGGTCCAATTTCAGCCGTAAATTTACCAGTGACTGGGTCATAATCAGCAGTTGTTGGAGTATAACTTAAACCGATACCTTTTTCAGGAGTAATTGCATTAGCAACAGCTGAAACAAATGTATGTGGGTATTGGCCAGTTCCGCCATCGCCAACATTCATTACAATAGTCGTATCAGTTACACTTGTAATTGGACAAGGTTTTCTATAATAAGGGTGGTGAGCTTGTGGTGAAGTGTGGTTCTGTTGACCACTTCCCATATCACAACTCATTGTAATACCTTCATCTGCAAATTTTATATAATCGCCTACCGCCATTGTATGAGCGCCGATTGTGGCCTCAAATCGTCCTGTTGCAGGATCATAAGTAGCATCTGTTACAGTAAAACCAGATTCTGTATTATTGAGATTAACTCTTGTTTTTAATTCTGTAATTGCGCCAGAAGTTTCTACCAACTGGTCATTAATTACGTTATCAGCTAGAGTTGTTCCACTTCTATAAGCAAGACCTGTTTGGATTGCATTATAATTTGTTCCTGTCAATATATCTCTTTCGACTGCAGGAAGAATATATTTCGTTACATCTCTACGACACTTATCAGAATCATATCTGAAGAAGTTATAGTCAATATAACCGAGCATATGTTCTTGTATAAACTCTTTATTAGCTTGTAATTGTTTTCTAGCATTAATATTATCAGCAGCAATACCGGCGTCATCACTAAATCTTAGTGCTGAACCTAATACTGAAACCGAATTTGGTAATGCCTCAACAAATGTATGTTCGTCTATCAGTACAGATTTACCAACATTAACTGTAATCTTAGTTTCATTTGCACCGATTACATCTATTGGAGTACCAGCAGCTGGGTCAGAAGCTCTTGGGTATCCAGTTTTTGCGACATTATTATCTCTGTCACATGTAAATATAAGACCACCAGTTTTTAATAATACTTTTCTACCAACTCCTAAACCGTGTCCAGAAGCAAGTGCATTTTTAACAGCTGATACAAAGGTATGAGCCTGTTGTCCTGTCGGACCACCTTTACCAACATTTAACGTAACAGTAGTTTCAGTTACAGCTGTAATTGGGCAAGGGGTATTATAATATGGGTGATGAGCTTCAGGTACAGCATGATTTTGTACACCAGAACCTGTATCACAACTGAATGTCATTCCACCTGGTTTGAACCAAATGTGGTCGTCAGTTGTTAATTCGTGAGCTCCAATAGTTGCCACCATAATTCCTGTAGCAGGGTCATAAGTAGCGGTACTTGGTGTAAACTTTGTACTTGTGCTTAGTGTGATAACTGATAAACCGGTTGAAGGGTCATAAGTGGCAGCTGGTGGAGTAAACTGTGTTCCTTTATTTTCAAGGATAGATAAAATTTCATCAAAACCTTCATCAAGTCTTTGTGTAGCAAGATATGAATCACCGTCAACAAGTTCATTGGTTTGATCTTTTAATCTTCTGTATGCAGCAACAGTTTCATTGTTTTGATTTTCCAAAACTGTTTTTGCAGTTGCCATATAATATGCGCGTCCTGCTGTAACTGAATTATAGTTTGTGTCCAGTAACATGTCATTTTCGACAGCTGGTAAAATATAATCTTGTACATCTCTTCGGCAAGATTTACTATTATAAGCATAAAATTCGCCATTGTTTTCAATCCAATCTATAAGTTCATCTTGGATTAATTCTTTATTGTCTTGTAATAACTCTCTAGCGTTAGTATAGTTTTGATTCCCTGTATCTCTCCAGATAATAGGATTGATGTTTTCTTCACCATACTCTACAACGTTATAAAGTTCTTGGAATGAGGTATTTGCACGTTCAACAATATCAGGATTAGAGTCACCAAATAGAGCTTCAACTCTACCTTGGAGATATTCGTTTGCACCTATTGTTGCATCAAGCTGTTCACCTATAACTTTAGAACTTATTGGGGAACGATATGAAATACCAGCAAGTCTGGACCAGTAGTTAGTGTCTAATGCAATATCGTATCCAACACCATCTAAAATAATACCACTGTCGCGTTCACATTTAACTGAATCATATAATGTGTAGTCTAAGCCACCTTGTGCAGTATTTGCAGATAGGTAATCAACCATATCATCAATAATTGAATCAGCATTTGTATCAATCGTATCAGCGAATGCAGTATTACCGATAATGGTAGCAGTAGTATTTCTAGGTTGCATAAAGATTGTAGAACCTTTCGCCCTCATTGAAATATCACCGAACTGAGTACCTGAGTTGTTCAATGTCATCTGACCACCATTTAAGGCGTAGAATGCACATCTTACAAAAATTGATAGAGAACCAATACCGTTAACACCAGCTCCGTCTCTAGCAACATAACCTATACCATTTTGAGTACGAGGTGTGAAACCAAAACATAATACGTAGGTATATAGTGAATCAGTATCTAGTACTCTTCTGTCCGCGAGTACACAACCACCACCACGGCCTACCTGTCTGTTAGGGAAATCATCAATACCGATTTCGGTTATAACAGCAACACCACCGGATTCTGCTGTCATTGTATCACCAACAGCAAATCCTTGATTGTTTTTAAGGTTTCTTACATATATCTCATTATTGGTTGCAAGACTATCAACATAAGTGATAAAACCTACAGCACCAGAACTAAATTTAATTTCATCATCAACAGCAAATGTACCAGTATAAGATGGGTCAACATAGAATTGTCGGCCTAAATCAGCAAGTGTTCCCTTTGAGTTATAAGGATTAAGAGGTGGTTCAACATCTTGACGTAAGAAGTTAGATAACTGAGTACTATCTCTTAAGTAAGGTGAACGTAATAGTTTGGCACCAGGTCGATAAGCAATCGCGAATCCACCTTCTGGGAAATCAAAGTTATCAACTTTAAAGTTCTGATAACCAAATCCTTGAACATAACCACCAGAACCAACTAAGATTCCGTTATTGTTTTCGTATCCAGGAAGCAATTCAATAACTGTTGCATACTGACCAGCAGTAGAAGTACAAGAACAGTCATCCGGTAACATAAGATTACCTTTTGTATAATATGTTCCAGGACCAACAGAAATATGAACCGCGTTATTAATAGCGTTTCTGTTTAAATCTCCACCTGCTTTTTCCAAACAGAGTTCAAAAGCTCTTTCCAATGTTCTGACAGGTTGTAACATTGTACCTGGATTTGCATCATCACCAGATGCAGCATCTACATTAACTTTAAGTGCCTGGGCTGTCTTTTTGGAAACTTCATCATAGAGTTGAGCAAAGTTAATTTGTTCAGTATCACCAGTTTTTTCGTTACGAATTGCGAAGTAACTTTCTTCATCAAGTGGTGGTTCGAACTCGTTATTGAGTTCCATGTCAAAGTCAACAAGTTTAGAATTATCAATGGTACCACCAGAGAATACAGACCCGGCCATTGTACCATTATCAAAGCTTGAATTATTTGAGGAGAGTCCATCAGCAGATGAACTTCTGATTGTCATATCGGTAGCTACAACATCTTGCATTGTACCTTGGAAATCAGTATTAGATATTGTACCATCTGTAAATAAGGAATCGTCAATGGTTGAATTTGTAAGTACTACATTATTTCCAGTACCATCATTAAATTCAGATGAGGTAATAATTGTGTTATTAACTGTACCATCGTTGAATTCAGAATTAGTAATAATTGTATTATTAACTGTGCCATCTAGGAAGGCAGAATCATTAATTGTTCCCTGATTAAACTCTGAACTTGTGAATACACTATTGTTACCAGTAGAGTCATTTAGTTCTGAATTTGTAAGTACAACATTATTACCAGTAGAATCATTAATTACTGAATTAACAATTACTGAATTATTTACTATACCATCATTAAATTCTGAGTTAACCATAACAACAGTATTGGCTGTACCGTTATTGAACTCTGAATTTTCAATGACAACATTGTTTGCTGTAGAATCATTTAGTTCTGAATTTGTAAGTATAACATTATTACCAGTGGAATCTGCTATTGTTCCATCATTAAATTCTGAACTTGTAATAATTGTGTTATTTACAGTACCGTTTAGGAATTCGGATTGAGTGATGGTTACATTATTTGCAGTACCATTAAAGATCTCACCATTGATAAAGTCAGATTGAGTAATGCTAATATTATTGGCTGTGGAATTTGTAATGTCAGTATTATCAATACTACCTCTTACAAAGGTTGTATCTTCGATATCTGAATTGTCAATTACTACGTTGTCTATTCGCGAGTCACGCATTACGACGCCGGAAATAGTTCCGCCAGTAATGTTTATACGATCAAATTCCTCATACTGGATTGCCTGTACAAGTTCTTTTCTTGTAATATTTTTGGTGCCGTCGTCACCCTGAACAAGGTTAACGATAACCAATAAGTCTTCTGACCTGGTATTAGCGCCTGATATTGCACCTAGTTCTGAAATTTTTGCCATTTAGCTTTCCTTTATCCCTTATATACTTATCTATAAGACCAATTAATTGTTGTCGCTATTTACGCGACCCTCTAAATCATCTACTTTTTCCTTCAAATCTTTTATTGCCTCAATTAATAGAGGTACAATATTTGCATAACGAACTGCTTTATATGTTGTATCTTCCTGCACAAAATCATAAACAACTTCAGGTAACACTTTTTCAATCTCTTGTGCAAGTACACCCGGCATTGGTTCATCTGGTCTATCTATATAATTAAATAGGTAACCATTAATCTGTGTAACTTTTTCCAATGAGTTATTTAACCTAACTACATTTTCCTTTAATCTTTCATCTGATATAGTACCAGTAGATGTAATATCACCTACAACAATAAGGTTACCAGCTGTGTCACATTGTAATATGCCTTCATCAGCACTATTATTAATTAATAAAGATCCTTTTAACGTAGTATTACCGGTAACATCAAGCGCACCTGTAATATCAACAGTGTTTCCAAACGTTGCACCATTTGTGACATTAAGTGCTGAAGTTGCACCATTTGTAATGTCTAATGTACCACTAAAAGTTAAATCACCCGAGGCTATATCATCAGCATCAGACCTAATAAATTGTGCTGCCTCTAAACCATCAACTGTATCAGCATCTATATCTGTTGGAAGGTCCTCAGCTCTAATTGCTGCTCTAGCACGTTCAACTGTAAAATATAAATTATTGTCACCTTCAGTAACTTGGTCAGTTGTAAAACCTGCACCAGCACCACCTATGGATATTGAACCAACTGTAAGTGTACCTGTGACCGTAGCTGCCGGAACCGTTAATAAACCAGCTGTTGAAAGCTCTAATTTAGTCTGTCCTGTTCCTGTGTCGATAATAAAGTTCGCAGGGTTGGAAGATTCCATACCTGCTTCCCAGGTAGTAGCACTGTCTGTAAAATTGACTCTACCACCAGAACCAAAACTAAATGTCGCTGCAGCTGCCACACCACTAGTAACATTAATAGCATTTTGAAAATTAATTGAAGAAGTAGTTCTTGCAGCAATATCATTTGTTCTTAATAATGTATCAACAGTTGAATTGGTGGTTGTTAATGTTCCAGCCAAAGTAGCATTACCGGAAGTAGTATCACCAGCTCCACCAGATGCTGTTATAACATCTGTTTTAATTAAATCGACTACTTCATTTGTTTTATCCAACCAATTTTGGAAGGTCTGAGTAGTTGCGATATTTCCTAACGATGGTTTAGCCATTACTTATTTTCCAATTCCTCTATCTTTTCCCAGATAGTAATTAAACTTCTTTTAATTTCAAGAATGTCTGTAGTCAGATTATCTACCTTACGATAATATGTCCTTTCAATCTTATATTTATTCAACGCAGCGACATCTGTGTTCAGTACTGCCTGTGTTTTTTCATCTTTTTGAAACGACATAATATTATCCTTCTTATGATATTGCAATTCCGCGATAGTCTCGCAGTGTAGGTGCATTGTGAATGTTCGGTGACAGAAGATCTATCCTAATAGCAAATCTTCTATATTCTGTAAATGTGCCACCTGTACTTGTGTATGTAAAGGCACCACTTGCAACACCACCTACTTTATTTGCAGCCGGTATTCTATATTTAAATTCTCTATAATCCCTAATATTTGTTGTCGAGCTAAATAAGCCTACACCCTCAAATAACTCTAATTCAGTCCAATCAAGTAAATCAAATGGTTCGTTATCGAATGCATGTTGAGCTTTTATGTAAACTTTAAAATCAGTACCAGTTGGTCTGTAACCAGTTAAGATTAATTCTAAATCCTCAGCGTCAAGGTCTGCTGCCAACTCAATTGTTTTACCAATATATTTAGAGGTTGTCGCTGGAGTATTTGTAAGATTATATCTGTAAGCTATTAATGATGAAGCCTCAATATCAACAAATGGTGTTGATGTAATATTGCTTCCATTATCCAAGTTCACTTTAATATCAAATGCCTTTGCACCAGCAGGGTCGTTCGATTTACTATAAACAACCACACCATCTTTACTGAAATGATTATTATCATTAAATTTCATTGGTTGATTGTATGTAGTATTTATTGCATCGGGTGGTACAAATGTTCCAGATAGACTTGTCTTAGAAGATGAATCAGTCGTTTTCATAATCATAGGCTGTACATAACTTAAATTAATATTATCAACACTAGTGACCGTTGCTGTTCTTCCACTATCAAAACCTATAATAGTTCCTGCAGCTGCAAAGCCTCTTGTCGAAGTAGCTGTACTATTTTCTAGTTGCATTTCGTATGGATTATTAATATTATAATATGATAAATGACCAGCCACAACTGGAATTGCCGGAGCAGGGTTCGAGGTGAAAGCAGCAGGTTTATTTACTGTTAACTGATTTGCGTTTACAATATTCGTAACCTCAAATATATCAAATGTAGTGCCTGGAGAAGGTTGAGAGATTTTAATGTAATCCCCAACAGCATAAGTATCGTCTAATGATACCCCAGTAACAGTTGTACTTGCAGCAACAATAGCAACATTCGCTTCAGTTGAACCTTGTAATGATTTTTCTTGATATATTAATTCACCTTGAGTAAATCTACCATTTAAATTTTCAACTGTAAGGAATTCATGGTCGGCATTTGTCATTGTGACAACACCAGTTGGCCCTACAAAATTTTGTCTTTTTATAGTAAATTTAACATCTTCATCTTGGTAAGATTTCCATGCAGAATTATTTGTTGAAGTAAATAGAACACCATCACCCCAGTCTTGTACAATTGCTGAACCTTGAGTATCGCCAGGAGTTAAATCACTACCACCAACCTTAGATGTATATACAAGATAATTAGGGTCAGAAGCATCCGGTTGTAATACAAATGCATATTCTTTTTCAACATCCAATCTTACTGGAGCCTCAAATGCAAATGTTGTTGCAACAGAAGCATCATCACTTACAGCTGATGTTAGTTGTGAAGGAACTTTATGTACTACACTGAAAGGTAAAATTGCAGTATCTGGATATCCATTTACGACTTCACGTATTTGTAATGAAATACCATTTACAGTACTGACACGTTTAAAGAATACATCTACCTCAGATAGGTAAACCGAATTGGATCCAGCACCCATACCTTTTTTAACAAAGAATGTCTGAGCAAGTGGGTCACGACCACGTCTTCGTCTCGCAACGTTTCTTGTCGTTACAGTAGTATTAACATCAACATTTGGAGTTCTTGTTGTGGTTGTTAAACTTGTTTTTTCAACGCTGAAGTTATATGCACGATATGTAAGGAAACCTTTTGAAGTAGAGGCAGAATCAATATTTGCAAGCGTGTCTACGTCAGCAATTTGTAATACTCTATCTCCAACATAAAATGTTTCTCTTGGTAATGCAAATACTGCTCTTAAAACACCATTCGCATCTGTTTCTACAACAGCACCCTTTTCACCATATCTTTCAACAGTTTCCACTGTATCAGCTGGTGTTCCAGGAATAATATGTGTATCTACATTTACGCCATCAAAGAAGAAATAATGTCTTGTTGATGGTCTTAAACCAGCCATATAAATTTTAATATCACGACCAGCCATAAATGGTTCGAATGCAAAGTTGGTCATAAAGTCACCAACAAAGCTTACAGCCTCTGCGCCTGGTTCAACAACAATTTCACTTGTTGTTTGTGTGAAAGTTGTAGTTTCGATTCCACCACCACGTCTATCTGTTTGTTCGAATGTTTGTGTTTGACTAGTATCAGTCATTGGTATAAATTCTTGAACTGTGTCAAGAATTGTCTCAGTTAGACTTGATAGGTCGATATCAATATTAGCAGGATTAGTTGTTGTATCATAATTTCCATCATAAGGTGGTGAAATAGCACCATCGCCTTCATATTTGTAGAAATTACTTACACAGTTTCTAAAATTAGATGCATAAGGTTGATTAATAATATTAACACTTGAATCTCTAGCAACCGTTGCAACTTTTGGTAGACTTGTTGATGGGAATACTGTAGAGCCTGTAGCAGTTTTATATTTTAAATTTAACGGATAAGTTTTAACTGATGGAGTTAATATTCTTTGGTTAAATGGTATAGCAGCATTAAAGCTAGCATCTTCGACATTTGATAAAGATAAATCATTAAATGGGTCTACGATAAAGCCATTTTTAAATCTGTTTAATCCATTTTCGTCTGTGATAACCAAGTTTTGAGTCTCAGCTTCCAATTGGTTAAGAGAAATATAATATGAAAGGTTATCTATTTTCTTATCAAGGGCATGCATTTCCTTCATTGTGAAGGCTTTAATACCTGTTGATTTGGCTTTAATTGCGTATTCAAACTTACCTTGTTTGGCTGCATTTAATCTTGAAAGTGCAGGGAAACCGGGTATCGTCACATTGGCAATAGCTAATTGGTCAGTATCCAAACGAGGTGGAACTGCGAATCGTTCCTCTTGTCCTTTAATCAGATTAATTTGTCCATAAGAGTCACATGCGATTACATCAACTCGTGACAAGTAATATTCAATGTCAGTTGTAATATTTTGCCCTGGAGCTGGTAGTAATGGAGGAGCACCAAAGAAAGATATTGTATAAGCACCTACAGCTGTACTAATAGTTGGAGCTGTTCCTTCAGTGGCAGTATAACTTGCAGCTGGGTCCTTAGCATGATGAGGTCTGAAATCAAAACATTCTCTAAGATTATATCTGGTACCTGAATCCGATAGATATGTTGGGATATCAAAACTATCAAGTGTGTTTGGATAACTATTAATAGTAAAGAAATATTCGCCTGTTGCTTGTGAAATTTCAAAAACCTTTAAATTGACTGTAAGTGTTCCAGAAGGTTCTGGTCTGCCAGCAATGGATTCCATATACGAAATATCATAATATGTATCTTTTTGGTTTGTTTTTAATCTGAAACTACTTGTATAATCTTCACCAGTTGAATCCACAACACTTACAAGTTTATAGACATCTGGGAAACCTAAACTATATTTTGATATAGCAGGATTGTATACCACTTTAACATAGGTATCACTTGCAATTTTATTATGTGGTTCTACACCATTTAATGAGCCTATCAACCTTTTGTTATAGTACACAGTCACATTCGTCGCAGACGACGCGGCCGGGTCTAAGTTTATAGTTAATACACTATTGTTTACCGTTGTGGTAGTAGACAATACTGGTATGTAAGTATTGGTATTATCAACAACAAGAACATCATCATTTGTACATGCAAAATCCTCACCTGGGTCTGCATTTAAAGTAATTACATTTCCTGTCTGAGTCGCAGACTCTGAGCTTCTTACTGGTATTAATGTGTCAGTTGTTGAGAACAGACTCTTTAAGCCTGTATTAAAAATTAATGCCTTTGTTCTTGACTCAATAAGTCTTGAAGGGTCTACCGAAATGTTACCAGATAAGCCTTGAACTTTAGCGATATCAGAAACTGTACCTGAAGTCAGTTTAATCGCAATTAAATAAATTCTTGTTGGTGTTACATTTATTACTGTAGCTGAACCAATGCTTGCGTTGCCAGAGTTTAATAATATTAC